GGTCGGATATCAATATGACAAGGGCAAGCAATCCGTCCGAGTTGGGTGGTTATCTAATTCGGCAAAACGATTGGGTGAACGTATCGAGGAAGGATACACTAAGCAGATTACGGAGCCTATGCGCAAGAAGTTATTTGCCGCAGGAGTACCGTTGCCTAAGGGTAAATCGATGTTCAAAATTCAGCCACGTCATACGTATGGCCCTATGAAAGCTGCGTTACAGCCTAAGCTTAAACCTTATATCGAGGGTAAGATAGGCGACTACGCTATTTATGGTCCGGCTGCGCAATCTGTGTCTCGACGGAACTACAAGGTAAGGTGATTTGATGCAACAAACAATTCCACTGTCGCGCATCGTTGAACGATGGGCTGAGGCCTTAGCGAACGATGAGGCGTTGACTAAATTTTGCAATGACAAATACGGAAAGCCGGCGCAACTGTATGTCGGCTATGACGATGTCGAAGCACCGCTTGAAGAAGATTGCCCTTGCATCATATTACTACCGAGTAATAAGAACGAAGGGCTTGCTGATACCTACACATATTCGTTAATGATTGTATGGGGTATCGTCCATAAAGGTGCAACTCGGATTAAGAATATTATTCGGTATGATGGAACGCTAGAATCAGATAACCTAGGGCAGTTAATCATCGAATGCATTTGTAAGGTGAATCCGGCGTTCCCAGTAATCGACGTTGATTATGAATTAGACTCAATGAATTGGCGTCCGGTGTTTACTGGACGATTAACAGCTACTATAGAAATCCCGCATGTAATCGGCGGGAATATTGAATACTAAAGGAGGAAATGCATATGGCAACAGCAAAACGTGCACAGGGCTCTCAGTCCCATGTGGCGATTGCGTTTGAATCGGACTTTGGTACTACGCCATCTACAGGTGGTGTAATCACTCCGATTATTTCTAGTTCTGTAAAAGCTAGCCAAAACTTAAACGACTCCACTGTAATCCGTGGTGATCGCAATCCGGCAGCGCCATTCCGTGGCAACATCGACACGTCCGGTAGTTTAACCGTACCTGTTGGCGTAATTGACATCGGATATTGGCTAAAAGCTGCCTTCGGGCAACCGACTTCTAATACAACTGGCCAAGCGCCAAATAAGAAGTCTGAGCATGTATTTAAAATTGGCAATACGATGCCATCATTAACCATTGAACAGGGTTATCCAGATGTTAACGTATTCCAACAATTCGCAGGTGTGCGAATTAGTAAATTAGGCTTTAAATTCGGTGGCGATGCCGAATTGACTGCATCCGTTGATGTGATGGGGTGTAAGGAAACTTTGGCATCTACTACATTCGACGCTGCAGCAAAAGCGGTTAATTTCTTACCGTTCCAAAACCTAAACGCAACCATTAAAGAAGGTGGCGTTACCGTGGCCAATATTCTAAGTTGTGATATCAACTTTGATTTTGGATTGGATGGCGACTCTTACGCTATCGGCGGTAAAGGATTCCGTACTTATATTGACCCAGGCATTGTTGCTATCTCAGGGACAATTAAAGCGTTCTTCCAAAATAAAGACCTTTTGAATAAAGCGGTTAACGGTACGGAATCCAGTCTGGAATTACGACTCGACCAAGATGACTGGTCGCTTACATTTAAGTTGCCGGAACTCGTATATGAACGACAATCTCCAGGCATCGATGGCCCACGTGGCGTCAATATTGAATTGCCGTTTAAAGCGTACTACCGGGCAGATGCTGGTCGTTCCGCTGCCATCATTACATTAGTTAATAATCAAGAACAATACTAGGAGGTGCCAGCATGGCATTTGAAGATATCAAAGTAAGAGGATTAACATTCGCTGAACGTGGTGAATTAATTAAATCTGGTTTAGACCCATTGTATACCCCAGTTCCGGAAGAAGCACCGGATACAGAACGCCTATTACGTTCTCGTGAGCTTGCGCAATGGATTATGCAGCACATCTACGGATTGACTGAAGATGAAATCAACGCAGCACCAGACAATGATCTTATGGAAGTTGCACTCGATACCATGCGCTTTACGCATGAAAAAAAGGCTGACATCGAAAAAAACTAATTGATGCGTGGAGTTGGCTCAACTCCGACAAACCGAAATACTGCTCAGACTGTATCAAGATGCAACGCGAAACAAAGCAAAACTTCGACTGCTCAGAGTGTGAGTTTAATTCCCCGCATCAATTAGATGGAACAAGGCAAGCAATGCGAGTATACAACGCAAGCCGGATGCAACGACGTTGGCATTCAGGTGGAATTGCTGGATTCGATATGCCTGCGGTATTAGAGGTGGCGAAGGCTTACGGCATTGAACCACTACCGCATCTTATCGACTTACTCGTATTGTTAGAAGCTAAAGAATTGGAGGAGGCGCACAAGGATGGCCAATAATTTAATTGATATTGTTGTTCAGCTGACCGACAAGAATACGGAAGCCGGACTCAAGAAAATTACAGCTAGTGCCGAAGGCGCCAAATCCGCCCTAGGCAAAATGAAGAATGACCTCATGGCGATAGGTGCCGGTGTTGGTGTAGTAGGCATCGGTGCTAAACTTGCCAAAGAGGCGATTCAGTGGGATGTAGCTGTTAAAAAACTATCAGGCATTACCGGTGCTACGGCGAAGGAAACTAGCGAACTATTAGCAGTGGCCAATTATACGGGTATTGCTATGGAGGATAGTGCCGGTGCATTTGCTAAGTTTTCCAAAAATGTTGGAGCGGCTAAAGAGAAAATGGAAGTCGCTCGGGCAGAGGGAAAACTCAGTACTGATATATTCAGTAAGTTAGGCTACACGCTTGAAGATATCCAAGGCAAGAACACTGTTGAAGTGTTCAAGATGATACAGGAACGCCTAAGAGGTATGAAGGATGGGGCTGAAAAGACTCGTGTTGAAATGGAACTCTTCGGTCGTACGGGTTATCAGATGCATGCCATGCTAAATATGTCTGCTGAACAGATGGACAAAGTGGCTGAACGTGCCAAGGCAATGGGGCTTATCATCGACGATGAGACTGCAGCTAAATCTGCAAAGCTAAATCGGGAATTAAAAGATTTAGAGAATACAGGGAAAAGGCTTGCAGTATCTATCGGCCATGAGTTAGTTCCTGTTTTTAATGACTACGCAAATGGCGTGTTAGACGTTGCTAAAGAATTCGAGTCGATGACTGCTGAGCAAAAGGAAGCTATCGGCGGAATTGTTAAATTCGGTGCAGAAGCTGGGGCAGTAATCATAGTCATGAGGTCGCTAACTAGCGCACTCGGATTTATGCGATTAGCTACAATTGCTGCTGCAGGTCCTTGGGTAACATTGGCTACGGTAGCAGGGCTCGCAGCTAAGAACATATATGATGCAGCGTATGCATCTAAAACTGCAGGTTCTTATCTAAATGTAGAAGTTGACGGTAAGCGTATTCACAAAAATACGAATTCAACAGCAGGAATATCTGATAAGTTTAGGGAATCACATGACGCACGTTATTGGATAGAAGACTCAGCTTTATTCGGATTTATTAAAAATGACCGACTAGCCACTAAAGAAGAAGGCGCTAGAATCGATGCGGCTTTAAAGCAAAAAGAAGAGGCGGATGCTGCGAAAGCGAAACTCGATGAAGATCTTGCAAAAGCGAAAGAGGACCTTGCTAATGGCGGATTAACGAATACCGAAGCTATCAATATGGCAAATGAGGAAGCTGCAAAAGCGGCCAAAGCTCAAGAGCAGGCTGCTAAGAAAGCTCAACAAGCGGCCGAGAAGTTGACGAGTGCTGTGGAACGCATGGCGGATTTGTACCAATCACTTACCTTGCAGAGCTTACAAATTGACGGCAGTCAATACGAAATTGATAAGTTAACAGCTAAGAATCAGTATGAATCCAACAATAAGAATATCCGTGACATCATCCGTTCCGTTTCAGGATTGGGTGGAAGTGCTACCGGCGAAGCTGTGAGTGTGCTAGATGCAGCTAATGAACAACTCGGTAAGGCATATGAGTTAGGTGCAGATGGTACATGGGCTACTGACTGCGGCAAGTTATTCTCCGACTCTGTATTACAGGCATTCGGTAAGGACGTACCTCGGTATGTTCCATCTATCATGGATGCAGCAAGAGCTGCTGGCGCATGGCATGATGCAGGCGATGGATATACACCTAAAGCCGGAGATGGTGTGGTTGTACTTGGCGATAATCATATTGTAATCTCTGACGGCAGGGGCGGATACACTGGGGCTAATTCCAGTACAGGCGTTGTTAGCAAGCCTAGCGTATCGGGTGATTTTGGTGCTATTACTGGTTATGTAGATACTAACTTATTAGCAGGTGCTACATCTGGCGCCTCTGCAGACTCAGCAGGTAGTGCAGCAAATGCCAAGAAGCTTGCTGAGTCAAATCTAACCGCCCAAGTTAGAGCTAAGAACGAAGAGCTGTATCAAAAGCGATTAGCTGAGGCGCAACGTAATCAGACTATCCGTGTCCGTAAGATGAACGAGGATATTAAGAAACTCGATCTTGAACGCACAGGCGACCGTTTGCAGTTACTCAAAGCGGAAGCAGAAGCGCAAAAGGCACAAATCGATGATAACGTTCGTGAGTATACAAAGGCTGTAGGCGATAAGGAACTCGCTGAAAAGAAAGCTCAGGCAGAGCGCTTAAAATTGGCATCTGATACTGAGCAGAAAATTAGGGAGCTTGCTTACACTCAAACGAGTGAAACCGTTGACCACTTAACTAATATGGTTACGCTTGGTCGTTTAACTCGTAGCGATGCAGATGTCTTACTTGCTGAAGAGTTAAAGACCTATATTGACTATGCACGGAGTGAAGTCAATGAGGCCCAGTTAACGGCTACGCAAAGACTGCAGATTGAAAAGAACCTATTAGAGTCGCAACAAAAACTATGGGAACTCGCAGGTCGCAGTCTTAAAACGAGCCTACAAGAAGCCGCACGCCAATATAAGCAAGAGACTACCAATTATGCCGATTTAGCGAAGTCTACTTTTGATAGTACGATGAGCTCTATCAACTCAGCATGGACAAATAATCTCGAAGCTATGGCAACAGGAACGAAGTCATTTAGTAAAGGTATTAAGGACATATTCAAGGATATGACGAATGCCATTATTAAGATGATGATTCAGTTAACGTTCCAACAATACGTCATGCCTAAGTTGCAAGGATTATTTGGCGGCGCCGTTAGTGGTATCGGTTCGCTAGGTGCTGCAAAAGGGACATCGTCCTTTGCTGGTGGTGGTTCGTTTAGTTCGGCATTTACAGGCAATCGATTTGCCGCCGGAGGAAAAACGAACCCAGGGCTTATGTTGGTTGGTGAAAACGGACCGGAACTATTACAGTCCTCTGGATCCCATCGTATTTACACAGCAAGCGAAACTCGTAGATTAGTAGGTGGCGCTACAAGCAACAATGTAGTTGTTAATATCATCAATCAGTCTGGTCAAGAACTTGAAAGCAAGCAGCAGAACTCTCGGTTTGATGGTGAGAATTATGTTATCGATGTAGTAGTTCGTGCTATGGAATCAAACAAAGGAGGTATGCGTGACGCCATCAAGGCATCCGCAGTATAACTATGGCAGTATTTCCAGATATTCGATGGCCGATATATCCAATTCAGGAGACTACTCCAGATATTTCGTATAAAGGCCAAGTTGAAAACATGACGCTAATCACCAGGAAAAAGACGACAAAGACCCGGCGGACATATTCTGTAGGGTACAAGTTGCCAACAGCTGATTACTATAAACTTCGGGCATTCTTCGATGAAGTCAACTGCTCCGGTATATTCGATTGGGTTCATCCAGAAACACGAGAAACACTAAATGTACGATTTGCTGATCAGTTAGACTTTGCGGCGAATGACTACGGAGTGTGGATGGGAACCGTGAAATTACAGGAGGTATAACATGTTACCGCTCTCAACGGCATCGATTTTAGAGAAAAACCAAATATCGGCCACAGGTGTGTGGTTAATGCTGTTAGAAATATCGTATAAAGGGGATACGATTCGATTGGTATACAATACGGAGAATATCCAATTTCAAGGTAATACTTATATTGCATTTCCATTTACCATTCAAGATGTCACTGAGAATGCAACGGATTTGCCTAATATTAAGCTATCTGTATCTAACGTTACTCGGACAATCCAGCGTATGGCAGAGTCTAATAATGGATTCACTGGAGCCAATGTCATCATTCGTGTAGTGAATACGAACATACCTGATGTGTGCGAGCAAGAGGAGCATTTCGTAATTACGGGAACTCATGCAAACGCAGAATGGATGGAGTTTACACTGGGTACTGACTTTAGCTTTACTCGACGATTCCCGTTAATCCGTGTGATGAAGGATTTCTGCCCGTTCAAATTTAAAGGGATTCAATGTGGATATAAGGGTCACGAAAATCAATGTAATAAAACCCTAGCGCGATGTCGTGAATTGGGGAACAGTACTCGATTTGGAGGAGAACCTACTATTCCGCAAGGAGGACTATATGCATCCAATAAGTGATTTGACTGATATGATAGGTACCCCATTCTCGGAAATGAAATGCTGGGATGTAGTTGTTGAGGTATATCGGCGTAGTGGAATATCACTACCCGAATATACCCAAATCCAAATGGATGAATGGCGCGAGGTTCGTGAGCCAATGCCAGGGAGTGTTTTGGTATTTGCGCTATATGGTAAAAATCTCGATCATGTAGGGGTTTATCTTGGTGAAGGTAAATTTATACATGCTACTGAACACAGCGGCACCTGTATTGAGCACATATCAAAGTATGTGCCTCGATTGAAGCACATTTATGAAAGGAAGGAGTAGCAGATGGTTAATGTAATCATTGTAAATAATCCGTTCAAGCCAGAGCAACGGGATACAAAATATTTGCCATTTAAACAGGGCAAGTCTATCAGCTATTACTTCAGTGCACCTGGTGAATGGGCGTACTCAGTAAATGGACATGAAGCAGCGCCGGATACAGTTATAAACGATGAAGACTACATTGTAGTAATGCCCCGAGTTGAGGGTAAATTCTTTGGTGTTCTTCTATCAATAGGGATGGCAGTATTTACCGGCGGTATTGCTTCGGGTGCTATCTTTGGTATCCAAAGCTTGATTTGGCGGTCAGTAATTGCTATGGCGGTAGGGATGATAGGTAATGCTATTGTCTCAAAGTTAACCGCTCCTAAGGTTGACCGTTCGAATTCCGAACAGTCAAATACATATGGCTGGGGAGGTACCGAAACTGTTACTGGGCAGGGCTACCCTTTAGCCGTGACGTATGGCCGGATGAAAAGCGCTGGGTTGCTGTTATCTCGCCATGTAATTAGTGATGGCGAAAAGCAATATCTTAACCTTTTATACTGTGCGGGTGAGGGCGAATTATCAAAAATAGAAGATATTCGTATTAATGCTAACCCAATCAGTAATTATAAAGATGTGCAGGTGGATATCAGAAAGGGCACAAATGACCAAACAGTTATCCCCAATTTCAATGATAACTTTGCGGATCAATCCCTAAACTATGAATTGACTGAATCATGGAATACGCAACAGGTACAAGGCGATGCATGTGACGCGATAGAGTTAACTGTTGGATTCCCAAACGGATTATATTATTCAAATGATAGCGGCGGCGCTGACCGTACGTCTGTCACTTTGAAAGCAGAAATTCGTAAGGTAGGCGATGAGTCCTGGCAGGCATTACCTTTAGCAAATCAAAAGGGCATGGCCGGTCACATTAAACGTCGGGATGCGTGGAACTTTATCAAGTCGGATAATAGCGTGACAAATACATCCGATTATGCAGGACGAATTGAAGAGGCGACAAATAACGCGTTTTATCGTGTATTTCGCTTTGACAATCTCGAAAAGGCTCGCTACGAAATCCGTATGCGCTGCAGTGCGAAAGATGGTAAAAGCTTGCGCCATGTCAATAAGGTCTACTGGGTGCAGCTAACCCAAATTATTTATGATGATTTTGTACATCCGGGAAAAGCCCTCATTGGAATTAAGGCATTGGCTACATCTCAGCTAAGCGGTACCGATCCAAAAGTAACGTGGATTCAAGAACGTTCAGAGGTGTATGTATTTAATCCGTATATCAATAAGTATGAAGCACAACCAGCTGATAACCCGGCTTGGGCTGCTTATGATTTAATCCACATCTGCCGTAAGATTGGCGGTGAATATATTGTATTCGGACAGCCCCATATGCGCCTTGACTATAACGCATTTAAGGCATGGGCGGATAAGTGCAAAACAAATGGGTTTACATTCAACTATATATACGACACCGCTATGCGATTATGGGATGCGTTAAAGTATCCAGAGGCAGTAGGTCGAGGGAAAGTAATTCCTGTAGGAACCAGATTCACATGTGTTAGCGATTATCAATCTACTCCGGTACAGTTGTTTACTGTGGCCAATATAAAACAAGGCAGCTTTACTGAAGAGTTTCAAGGTGTAGAGG